CCCAATTGCCTTTGGTCTTCCTCGGTTCATCGTATTCCCTCGCAGTTTGGTTTCAAGTTGTCGTAATCAGGCCAGTACCCGAGGCAGACGTTGTATTGATATTCTTTGGACATGCTGACCTCGTGGGCATAGTCCATTGACGAGATCCAAAGCACAGCGGCGACTACTGCTACGGCGACGCAAATTTTGGTTAAACGGTTCATTGGCATTCCTCAAATACATTGGAAAGGGCTATCTGCTTGGCAAGCTCAACCTCTGAGACTTGCATATATCCAGCCAGTTGGTCGGCCATGTCAGAGCATTTTTTTGACATTGACTCGTCAGGGGCGGTGATGGCAAGCTCCAGTGCAAGCACCAGAGCCTCAAAGTTGTCGGAAAGGTCGTGGCTCATGCGCTGGCCCCTTGCTTCATGTCGTGGTATTTGCCAATAAAGGTTTGAAGGCTGCTGTCCCAAATTGTCTCAAATTCATTGGTGAAATTAATGCGCTTTTGGGCAAGTAGGTGGGATCCCTGAATTGTGTAGCGGTATTCAGTATCGCCGTGAATCTCATGTGAGGCGGTCATCTCTGCTTTTTGGTTTGCCCTAATAAAAGCGTTGATGTTGAAAATGGGCGCGTCGCCATTTAAGAAGTATTGAGCAGCACCTTCAGGGTAGCCGTCGTGATGAATGTAAGCCGTATGGGTGCCTGACCATTCGCTGATAAATTGGTAAGTTGCTCGTGTTGCCATGTGTATCTCCTTGCTGTTTTTGTTGAAGTAACTCTAGCAAATCAGACAACAATTGCAAACATTTTTTTGCTATATATAGTTGATTTATTTTGCATGGTTTGTGTTAAAATTCTTTGGTACTTTATTGACTCTACGACATGATTGAGATCACGCGGTTTGCATTATTCGGCGACAGGACATTAGGAAGGCTAAAAATTGACGACCTTGAACTCTGGACAATCGAACGCCCCTGGATCAACAACGTCCCATTTAAGTCTTGTATCCCAACAGGGCAATATAAAGTCAGACGCACAAATTCCCCAAGGTTTGGGCCAGACACATGGCAGGTTCAAGACGTTCCTGATCGGACTCATATCTTGTTCCACGTTGCTAATACTTCTGCTGATGTCGTGGGCTGCATTGGTTGTGGGATTAGTCTTTACCCTGATCTTAATGGGGTGGCTAACAGTCGCAAAGCAATGGGGAAGTTTGACAGCTATCTGGCAGGGTTGGATGAAACGGATTTGGTCATAACGACAGGCCCAATAATGTAAAACCATTCCATGAGAGGGGATGATGGCAGACTTAAAGATTGACTACATATCAGCAAGAGACCTTGTTCCATACAAGAACAATTCTCGCACCCATAGCAAAGAACAAGTGGAACAAATCAAGCGCAGCATGACTGAGTTTGGTTTCACTAACCCGATATTGATAGACGAGCACAACGGCATAATCGCAGGACATGGGCGGCTTCAAGCAGCACAAGAGCTTGGCATTAAGTTAGTGCCTACTATCCTGCTGGAAGGCTTAACAGAAGCACAGCGTAAGGCTTACGTCATTGCAGACAATAAACTGGCCTTGAATGCTGGCTGGGACTTGGATGTTTTGAGATTAGAAATTGACCTGCTTGGCTCAATGGACTTTGACTTAGATATTCTCGGTTTCGATGTTCAGGAGCTTTCGGCATTGACGGACATAGACGGAGAGTTCCCAGAGCTTGTTGACGGAGACAAAGAGCCATATCAGAAAAAGACTTTCACATTGCATGATGAGCAAGCCTCCCTGATCGATGACGCAGTTCTAAAGGCTAGGACGAACCCCTTGATAGACGAAGGGCTCAACGATAATTCAAACGGCAACGCTCTCACATTCATCTGTAGGCAATGGCTAGAAAATGCCCAGCGCTAAAGAAATCCAGGTAAAGCTGATAAAAAAGCACGCAGCCGCAGCAATAATCCAAAAGTATCATTACTCAGGGAAGGCGACGCAAAATAGTCAGTTGAATTTTGGCGTATTCATCAATGACAAGCTCGAAGGGGCTTTACAGTTTGGCCCTCCAATAGATCGCCGAAAGCTATTGCCTCTCGTAAAAGGCTCGAAATGGGGCGACATGATAGAATTGAACCGAATGGCATTTGGGCCTTTGCTGCCGAAGTTTAGCGAAAGTCGCGCAATTGCTGTCTGTATGAGAATAATCAAGAAGCAATACAGTCAAATCAAATGGGTAGTGAGCTTCGCTGATGGCACTCAATGTGGAGACGGCACGATTTATAGGGCGAGTGGATTTGTGTTAACCTCGATCAACAAGAACTCAACAATTGCTCGGCTTCCATCTGGCGAAATTGTAGCGCTTCATGGAACGTCCAAAAGAGACATGACTGGCGCAGAAAGATTGGCAGGTCATCAGTTGCGATACATAAAATTTCTGGACGAATCAGAAAAGCAAAACCTAACAGTGCCAATTATACCGTTCGCAGAGATTGACAAACGGAATGCGGGAATGTATTTAGGTGAGAAGAAATCGATCAAACAAAGGCGTGCAAAAGAGCAGGAGTTAGAGAACCCCTCTAACCTGGGCGGTGCGATTCCGACCTGCACGCTCCAATCTATTTAATTTTGTCGCATCTATAAAAGGAAAATCATGGCCACAAAAGACCCAAGAATAGACAAGCTGGGAGTCCAGGGATACAACAAGCCTAAGAAGACCCCGAAGCATCCAACCAAGTCTCACGTCGTATTGGCAAAGGAAGGAGACGAAGTAAAGACTATTCGTTTTGGTCAGCAAGGTGTCAGCGGTTCGCCGCCACGCAAAGGTGAGAGCGATGCCGACAAAGCAAGACGAGCCAGCTTTAAAGCAAGGCACGCAAAGAACATCGCCAAGGGCAAAATGTCTGCGGCTTATTGGGCGAATAAGGAGAAATGGTAATGTGGCCTAAGAAACCCAAGTTGAAAGGCAAGCCAAAACCCAAACCTAAACCCAAGCCGTATTGATATGGCAAATCCTGTAGGAAGGCCGCGATTGAATATCGACCCAGAAGAACTGAAGAAGCTGTGCCACCTCAACTGTACTGTCGAGGAGATAGCTGCATACTTCGGGTGTAATAAGAAAACAATCGAGCGCCGAATGGCTGAGGACGAGTCGTTTGCTGAGATAGTTGATAACGGTCGGTCAATGGGCAAGCTATCTGTAAGGCGGCAGCAGTTCAGGATCATGGACGGCGGCAACCCAACGATGGCGATTTGGTTGGGCAAGCAGTTGCTCGGTCAGAAAGAGCACAGCGAGATTGTGCAAGACCACCGACCCATTCACATTGAGATCGTTAGCCCATACGATGATGCAGAGGATTAGCCCAACCAAACCTCAGTTTGATTACATGCTGACCACTGAACCGTTCCCCGCGCTGGTAGCTGGGTTCGGCGCTGGTAAGACTGAGGCGGCAGTAAACAGGGCGATCATTGGCAAGCTCAGGCACCCAGAAGTGAATCGTGGCTTTTATGCTCCGACTTATGACTTGATTCGTATGATTGCCTTCCCACGGTTTGAAGAAGCACTAGAAGCGCTCAACATTCCGTACAAGTTATATAAAAGCCCGATCAACTACATTGACATAGCTGGCATGGGCAAAATCATCTTTCGGTCAATGGACTCGCCTCATCGGATTGTGGGGTATGAGCATGGCGACGCTGACATTGACGAGCTTGACACAATGAAGACCGAAGAAGCGTCTCACGCATGGCGGCAGATATTGGCAAGGAATCGGCAGAAAAAACGCGACGGTTCACGCAATACGATTGGAGTAACCACAACTCCTGAAGGCTTCAAGTTTGTCTATAACACATGGAAGAAGAAGCCAGCCGAAGGGTATAAAATAATCCAGGCACCAACGGAATCAAACCCGCATCTTCCAGAAGGCTATATACAATCGCTGCGAGACATATATCCAGAGGCATTACTGGCAGCATATCTTGAAGGCGAATTTGTCAACCTACAAAGTGGTACTGTTTATCACGGTTATGATAGAATCGCTTGCAGGTCGTCTGAAATTATGATTGAGGGCGAGCTGTTAATGATCGGAATGGACTTTAACGTCACCAATATGAGTGCCGTTGTATACGTCCAGCGAGGGGCAGAATGGCACGCTGTCGATGAGTTAAAAGGGGTATATGATACGCCGAACATGATCGACATTATATTGGAAAGGTATCAGGGCCACTCAATCCGAGTTTACCCAGATGCCAGTGGCAAAAGCAGGAAGACGGTCGATGCTTCAAAGAGCGATATATCATTGCTTGAAGGTGCTGGATTCTCGGTGTACGCCAACAAGTCCAACCCTTTGGTGAAGGAACGGGTCTTGGCTTCCAATGTTGCATTTACAAAGGGCAAGGTCTTCGTCAATGACCAGAAGTGCCCAGAGTTTGCCCGTTGTCTCGAACAATTGGCGTATGACGCAAACGGAGCACCTGACAAGAAGTCGAACCTTGACCACTTGCCAGATGCAGGGACTTATCCGATAGCGTTTGAAATGCCCATAATCAAGCCTGTGGCTGATTTAAAAATCCGCTTCGTGAGTTGATAATATGCCAGTTGATAGCACCTGCAAAGAATACGATAAGAACCTACACAAATGGCGCACCGTCCGAGACTGTGACGAAGGCGCATCAGCAATTAAAATGCGACCCAAAGGCGCTCAAGGATCACTTGGTGGCCTGGCTGGCACAGCATACTTACCGCCACCTAACGCAAACGACGGCAGCGCTGAGAACAAACTCAGATACCAAGCCTATGTTGAGCGAGCTAACTTTGTAAACTTTGTCGGGCATACCAAAGAAGGCATGTTGGGGATGGTGTTCCGCAAGGCTTGCACCATTGAGGTTGACCCAGCGATTGACTACATGGTTGAGAATGCTAACGGTGACGGGCTGTCTGCCGATCAGATGGTGAAGGATGCCGCGTCGGATTGTTTGCTGGTTGGGCGTTACGGGTTGCTGGTTGATTACCCGAGCGCCCCGATGGGTTTGACTGATTCGGAAGTCAGGTCGATGAACCTTCGGGCTAATATCCTGCCCTACCCAGCGGAATCTGTTATTAATTGGCGCACCAAGACGGTCGGCGGCCTAAAGAAGCTGTCACTTGTGGTATTACAAGAACCAACCGAAAAGATTACAGAAGACGGCTTCGAGACTGAAACCTGTATGTATCACAGGGTTCTGCGGCTGGAAGATGGCGTGTATGTCCAGAATCTATATGACGACAACAATGAGTTGGTTGTATACGAAGGCGATGGGAACATATACCCGCGCAAGCTGGATGGGTCATTGTGGGACGAGATACCGTTTGTTTTTGCTGGCTCAATCAACAATGACGAGACTGTAGACAAAGCCCCGTTGTACGATATAGCCGAGATCAACATCAGCCATTATCGCAACTCGGCTGACTATGAAGAATCATCGTTCTTGGTAGGCCAACCGACACCCGCATTATCTGGACTGACTCAAAGCTGGGTAGAACAGAATATGTCCAGCGGGATAGCCTTTGGCTCACGGTCTGCGATCTTGCTACCTGAAGGCGGCAGTGCTCAATTGCTCCAAGCCTCAGAGAACCAGATGCCACTCAAAGGCATGGAGATCAAAGAGCAACAGATGGTCAAGATTGGCACGCGGATCATCCAAGACGTATCGGGGACGGAGACAGCAGAGGCGGCCAAGATTCGGTTTGCTGGGCAAAACTCTAAACTAGGCTCGATCATCATTAACGTCGAGGCAGCTTTTTACAAATGCTTTGAGTGGGCGATGGAGTTTATGGGCGGGACGCAAGAGCCAGAATTCTACATTAACAAAGAATTCTATGACGCAACAATTGACCCGCAATTGTTAATGGCTCAGATACAGCTAATGGATCGCGGGGTTATAGGCAAGCAAGACCTTCGGCACTTAATGCGTCGGGCTAATTTGATCGACTCGGAACGAACAGACGAAGACCTTGATGGGGATGTAGAGTCGGAAGATATGCTTTTTACGGATGAACCAGAAGCGATCTGATGAGCACCCAGCAATTCTTGATGGATGCAGCCACTAGGCACCAAGTATTCTTGCAGCGTTATGGCAACGGGCGCTCGAAGGAAGCCGTCAAGCTATTAAACAGGCTGAGGAAGAAAATCAACGCAAGGCTGGCCCAAGAGCCGACCGACTTTCAAGCACAACGATTACAGGACGTGCTCAAGGACGTTGACTCGCTAACCAAGCTGACAATGGGCGACATCAAGAAGTTGATCCAACTGGACGCGTTAGAATTTGCCGCGAGCGAAACGGAGTTCACTGCAACTATGCTAAACAGGGTTTCAAGTGTCACTTTTGCATTGCCAGCAGAAGCCGCGTTGATCGCAGCGGTTGAGACTACTCCAATGAGTATCGGCGCAATGAGCGGGATCACAATACCCGAAGCGCTAACCCAATTCGGGGTCAAAAAGGGCGCTCAGATATTGCAGGAAATTACCGACGGCGTATTGCTAGGCGATACAACACCAAGCATAGCCCGAAAGCTGGACGCTGTTATCCGTACAATGATGAAGCGCCAGGTTACTACTTTAGTCAGCACGATTATAAACGCTGTCAGTTCTGTTTCACGCAACCAAATGTATAAACAAAACGAGCGATTGATTGACCGATACGAATGGGTCAGCACCCTTGATGGGAGAACGACGTTTGTCTGCATGGCGCGAGACGGCAAGTTTTACAGAGTCAATGAAGGGCCAATGCCACCCGCTCACTACGGTTGTCGATCCACCACCATTCCAAAGGTCAAGAAGGAATTTGATTTAGGGCTAGACATTCAAGGCACCCGACCATCCATTGGGTCGAGCGGTGTTAAGCAGGTATCAGACAAAACAACATACGGCGGCTGGCTTAAAAAGCAAAGCCGAGAATTCGTAGACGAAGCGCTAGGCATCGAGCGTTCGCGTTTATTCAGGTCAGGCAAGCTGCCAATTGGTAAGTTTGTTGACCCGACTGGCAGGGTTTATACCTTGCAACAACTGCGGGACATGAATCCGCTTGTCTTCGCAGATTTAACCCCATAGCACTCTGTGAGTGCGGTTTGTAACCAAAAGGAAATAATATGAGCGAGATGCAAGCAGTAGAAGAAACGGAAGTTCAAGAAGTAGAAGCCCAACCGACCCCAGACCTAACGGATATTCTGGCAGAGAATGAGCGGATGCGGAACCAGCTTGAGACATTGTTGACCGAAACCAAACGAGCCAAGCAAGCCAAGCGTGAAGTCGAAGCGCAAGCAGAAGCAGATCGAGAACGGATTGCCAAAGAGAAAGGCGACTTTGAAGCATTGCATAGGTCAGCCGAAGAACGATACAAGACAACCGCCCAAGAGCTGGAAACTCTGCGGGTATCTATATCCAATGAGAAACGGGATAACGCAGCAATGCGGATTGCGGCAGAATTAGCTGACGGGTCTAACGCAGAATTGCTGAGTGATTTTATTTCACGCCGTTTGAAGTATCATGAAGACGGTGTTAAAGTTACTGATGCCCAAGGTAACTTAACGGTCTCATCTCTCGATGACCTAAAGGCCGAGTTCAAAAGCAACCCGAAATACTCGGCTTTGCTAAAGGGCAATCAATCATCAGGTGGCGGTGCTTCTGGTGGCTCAAATAGCGGCGGTGCTGCAAAAGTGAAAACTCGTGCTGAATTTGAGGCACTAAACCCTGTCAGGCGCATGGAATTTGTGAAGTCTGGCGGTGAAATCTTAAACTGATGAAAGGTAATTAAACATGGCTGAGAATACAATCTCCTCAATCGTGCCTGATATTTACGAAGCCCTTGACGTGGTTTCGCGTGAATTGACTGGCCTGATCCCTGCGGTAACTATGAACGCTAGTGCTGAACGCGCTGGTATCATCCAAAACATCGTTGTAGACGTTGAACCTGCTGGTAACGTGTCTAACATTACACCTGCTATGACTGTTCCTGACCCAACTGGTCAGACTTCAGGAAGCACTGTAATTCAGATCACGAAGTCACGAGCTGCTGAGTTTGGCTTTATTGGCGACGATCAGAAGAAACTGAACACTGGCCCAGGCTATCTGAGCGTCCGAGCAAATAAAATTGCTCAGGCAATCCGAGCTGTAGCCAACGAAGTTGAATCTGATTTGGCTGGATTACAGTCTACGTTCTCACGAGCATACGGCACCGCTGGCACTACGCCATTCGGTACTGCTAATGATTACACCGATGCTTCCAATGTTCTCAAGATCTTGAAGGACAACGGTAGCCCGCAGAGCGATAACCAGTTGGTTATTAATACTGCTGCTGGTGCTAACTTCATTGGTAAGCAATCAGCGGTTAACTCTGCTGGTACTGACTCAATGCTGCGTCAAGGCGTGTTGCTTGATCTTGCTGGTATGCCTTTGCGCGAATCAGCTCAGATCGCAGACTTCACTGCTGGAACGGGCTCAAGTGCAACCACTGACGATTCTGGCTACGCTGTAGGCGCTACGGTCTTGACCTTGGCATCTGCTGGTACTGGAACGCTCTTAGCTGGTGACGTTGTAACTTTCGCTGGCGACAGCAACAAGTACGTTATCACCTCTGGCGATGCTGATGTATCAGGCGGTGGGACGATCACTTTGGCGGCTCCAGGG